ACTACATGAAGTCTAATGATTTTATTAATGGTTATGCGTTTGCAAAGCATGTAGAAAGTTTAGCTTTAGAGTTGTGGCGAACAGAGCAGAAAGCTATAGCAGAGCGTAACGCTAATAAAGAGTTACCATTCTAATTAATGAAGAAGGAGAAGAAAATGAATAAGTCAGAAAGTATAGGTAATTTAGCAAAAGCCTTATGTCAGGCTCAAACTGAAATGGGTGGCGCGGTTAAAGATGCAACGAACCCGTTTTTTAAATCTAGTTACGCTGATCTTACTAGCGTTATAAAAGCTATCAAGGAACCGTTCGCTAAAAACGGATTGTCGTACTCGCAGTTTCCAGTGACTTCTGAAGGCGGTGGCGGAGTAGGTGTTACAACAATCTTGATGCACTCGTCAGGCGAATGGTTAGAGTCAGAGTTCTACTTACCGCTTGCCAAGAAAGACCCGCAAGGTGGTGGTTCGTGTGTGAGCTATGCTCGTAGGTATTCTTTGCAAGCAATGGCTGGAATTCCAACAGCAGATGACGATGCAGAGGCTGCGATGATGCGGGGAAAGCCAGTTGAGAAGTCTATAGAGGAGCTGTGCGCTGAGGCAGTAGAAGCTCACATTGATTCTCTACAGTATATCCGCAAAGTTCTCTGTGACCCTACGGATGACAACCTGGCATTAGCTAAAGAAGCTTTTGGCGAGATACCAGAAGATGATCAAAGAGCTATGTGGGTAGCACCTAGTAAATGTGATACTTACTTTCTAACAACCGAAGAGCGAAAATTATTAAAAGGATTATAAAATGAAAGAAGAATCATCACTCTTAATAACAGCATTAACAATTATAGTTTCTATTGCAGCTTGGGCCACGCACATCATTCATTGCCTAATGCACGCTAAGTATTTATTGTTAATTGCTGGCGCGTTTATGTTCCCAGTTGGAATCATTCACGGTGCGGGCCTTTGGTTTGGAGTAACTTGGTAATGTGGAATTATAGAATTATTAAAGAAGACAATGAAATATCTATTAAAGAAGTGTTTTATGATGTAGATAAAAAACCTATAATGTACGGCGCTGCTCATCTCTCTGTTAATTTAGAAATGGAAAAGCCGATTGAGAATGAAGCGCTACACATTGCTAACATTTTAACTCGTATGGCAGATGCGCTTAACTCACCAATATTAAATGCGTATGATTTTAAAGAAAAAAAATTAACAACTAATGCAGTAGACAAAGGTTTAAAACAATCTTACAACCCAACTAAAACTATACACTAGGAGAAAATTATGACTGATTATGATAACAACAACCGAGGCGCTATCTGGAAAAATGACGACCGCAAATCAGATAAACACCCGCAATACAAAGGTAGCATTAATGTTGCTGGCGTAGACTATTGGCTAAGCGCTTGGATTGGTAATAAGGATAATCCTAAAGCCCCTGCGTTAAGTTTAAGCGTCCAGGCTAAAGATGAACAAGCCAAGCCTGTTAAAGCTGCTGCAACACCAGCAGATGACTTTGATGATGACATGCCATTTTAAAGGAGAGAAATATGTTTACTAAATACGGTACGTTAGCTTTATTATTATCTGCATGTATTTTTGTTGGGTTTTCAACAAAATCTAATGCATTTACTTCAAAGCAAATTATGGATAGTTGTACTTCGGAATCTTTACAAGATTTTTGTGATGGTTTTTTTCTTGGAGTTACTGACGCTCATTTAACCTCAATGATTTTAATTAGCACTTTAAATGAAGGACCTGATTGTGCTGAGTGGAAGGCTTATTCTGCGGGAATGCTTAGATCGGCATTTGAAGCTGAATATAATTCTCCATACAAATCTTTCCAACCAGGTGAGGATCCAGCGTTTTGGATGATAAACCAGGTTATGACTAATGGTGATTGCGCTCACCTAGTACAGATTGAAGTTGAAACTAAAAAAGACATAAAGATTTAATTAGAAATGGCCGCTAAAAAGAAAGCAAAAAATGCACATGAGTTACGCAAGGAAGCACTCCAAGCTATTCAGAAACTAGTTAGGTTAATAGAGTCTGACGCTAATGGGTATTGTACTTGCGTAACCTGTGGAGTTACAAAGCAGTGGAACAAAGGGATGCAAGGCGGTCACTTCATCCCCAAAAAAGCTAGTAAATACTGGGCTTTGGAGATTGATAATATTCATCCTCAATGCGCTTATTGTAACCAGTATGCTATGCCTTTTGGTATTGCTGCTCATAAGTATACGATTTATATGCAAAAGCTTTATGGCAATGAAGTTGTTGATCAAATGCTTGCAGACATAAAAAAGCCGCAGAAGCTTTGTCCTGCTGACTATAGAGATATGATTGAAAATTTTAACGAACGAATAGATAGACAACTAGAGAGAATAGGACAATGATTTCAGTTATTAGCATTACCGCAGACGATCCAACTTCACAAAAGGCTTTGATGGCAGAGTATTTGCCAGAAGATAAGATTTTAGTTTTAAGTATTGATGGGTACGAACAACCTTACACGTTTACTATAACCGAAAGTGCAACAGCTATGACTCTTGGTAAGTTCTTATGTGAGTGCGGGGCTGACATCGAGGGGCTTGAGGACGAACTTGATTCTCTTTTAACGGATCTATAGATTTACTTACGACATTGGGGAGTTGAACCTCCTTGGGTAGCGCTGGCCTACCTTATCCCCAAAGCCAGCTACTAACTAATTAGCGAGAGATATAATGACTGATAACGTGAATCACCCCGCACACTACACTAAAGGTGACATAGAGACCATCGACTACATCGTTGACGTTCTTGGCACACAAGGCGCTATAGACTACTGTCACGGCAATGTAATCAAATATACTGGCGGTAGGCTTATGAACAAAGGAAACTCAATAGAGGACGCTAACAAGGCTATATGGTACACCAATAAAATGGTTGAGCTGCTAGAAAAGAAGTATAAAGACGACGACGAAGAGTATTTAAACTATTACACTCGTACTGTTAGTGCCAATCCAGCGATTAAAGTAAACTACTAGAGGTAATCATGGGTAAAGGATCGAAGCCAAGACCTATTGAGATAGGAAGAGAAGAATTTAGTAAGAAGTTTGATGGGATAGACTGGAGTAATACGAAGGAGTCTTCAAAGAAAAAAGCCTCCAAGAAGAATGAAAATAAGATTCTTCCCAGAGGCCGTAAGTAACAATTTAATGTGGAGTCTAAGGTCTGACTCCATCATTTCCTTTCCAGGTCTTCATGTAATCGCCAAGACTTAATCCAGATTTCTCTAGCTGCTCTGCGGTAACATTAGCGTAGCTCTTACCACCTCTGCTTACGGTGTAAGAATCATCATCAACGCCCTCATCTTCAGGAACGTAAAGAAGTGAAGCAAGATCATTTGCTCGCTGCCCTACCTGTCCTGCCCACTTACTTTCTTTTCCTGTCTTAGTGTTAAACAAAATCTCATCTATAGCTTTTGTCATATCTCCAGATTTAAGGGCTGACTGCAATCCTGTAAATTCAGAAAGATTACCCCTACCTAGATTGAAGGCCATATTGGTTGTAACTTCTTTTGCTTCATTACTAGATGCTACCCAAGATTTCCCAAGGAATTTTTTTGCATCAGATAAAGCTATTTTTAAATCATCAGATTCCCAGGTACTAACATCGCTAGGAGCTACAACTGTACCTTCTGGCTTGTCGTAATACTTACTGTCACTTTCTTTGATTAAATGACCAATTCCGCCAGTCATTTTACCCATGCTATCCTTGTAGAGTATATGATTGCCAAATTCATCTTTTACCGCACCCTCGTGCTGCCTTAACCTGGGGGTTATGCTATCAATGAATTGATCCTCATCAAATTGAGATGCAGAATCTACAAGTCTATTGCCAATCTGAACCTGCTCTTCAGCAGCAGCAGGGTTCATATTAGCGATTGCTTGCGATATTAATGGATTATCCATCATACTAGATTCCTCGTAACCTATTGCCAAGCTGCTGTGGGTTAAAGTTAGGATCTTCACGAATAACACTAGGAGCATTGTTTGCCTGTCTAATAGATAAGTTAGTTTGAACACCCGCAATCAAAAGCCATTGATGGACCATCGCTACAGCTTCATCTACGTTTTTAATTTTATCTACTTTCTTGACGTAGGACGCAAACTGAGTTGGATCTAAAAGCATTTCATCTACTAATAAGGACATCTTATCTTGAGGTATTTTCTCAAGGACCTTTTCCATAACTCGACCACCAACATTGGCCATGATTAATGGTGATTGACCAAACTGAGAACCAATCTTAGCACCTAAAACTTTACCGATAGTGCTTAACAATAAAGATTTCTGGTAATCAGAATCAGTTTTGCCGTACCCAGGTCTTGAAACAATCTCATCATTCTTCTTCAAGATGTCATCAATGATCTTACCTTTGTCTTCGCCAAATAGTTTCTTAAGCTCAGGCAGGATAGCTTTTCTTGTTCGGTAAGGTATTACTCGACCATCTTCTACTATACGGCTTATAAAGCTCGATCTAAGCCCCTCTAAAGCCTTACCAGTCTTGTCCATGCTTACTTGCTTGACTAGCTCGTTCATAGCTTGGCCTGGCTTACCGGCCTTACCACGAATGATTGAGTCTATAGCTTTGTTTGGGCTATCAGCCTTTATCCACAAGTGAGCTACGCTTTGCTTAACATCTTTTCTTGACTGCTTTGCTGCAAGCTCTGCAAGCTCTACATCATTACCTTTGATTGTAGCTTCTTCTAGCTGCTCTCTTACAGCCTTAAACTCAGGTCTACGCAAGAAAGGTGCATAAGCGTCTAGGAACTTTTCAGCAGCATCTTTATTAATAGCGCCATTGTTAAATACCGATGAAGCGAATGAAGCTTTAACATTCTCAACAACCATTCCTGTAACGCCTGGCTCAAACTCAGCAGCTCTTAATAGTTCGTCTGCCGCTTTAGCGCCAGCATCTCCTCGTCTAAATATCTTAGAGTTTAATAGCTGACCTATCTCATCACCAGCGCGAACAACGGTAGATGGATCGTCAAATGTAGCTTTGATTTTCTTTGTGATTTCAGACGCTATCCCGTACTCATCAGAAGTTATAGAGTCAAACATTGCCTCTTGTAATTTGCTCCCGAATGCTCTGTTAAAGGGATTGGCAACACCGCCAGCAGACTCAGATGCTTTAGGTAGGCTTCTTAGTTTAGACATAACCAAAGAGCGAAGGTCAATGATTTCACTAATGTCAATGTTTGGATTTTTAGGATCTGCTTTTGTGGCAAAGTCTTCAAGCTTAGGTTTTACTGGCTCAGGAACAGCTTCAGGACCAGGTGCAGATGCTTTCTGACCATAGTTATCAGTAACAGAGTTTTTGATTTCTTGTAATGTCTTCCTGGTATCAACAACTCGGCCATTATCAACAATCGCCCATTGAGCTCCGGTTTTCTTATCATCACCGGTATATCCAAGACCTTCAGCTTCAAGCTGTTCTTGACTCAATTTCTTTAGCTCAACTTTCTGACCATCGTTATCTACAAACGATTTATTCTTTGCGTCAATGTTTGTGTAATTGTATTCAGTGCTTGCGTTCTGCTTTGCAGCAGCTTTAGCTTGCTTCTGAGATTCTTTATACACTGCTAAGTCAGCTTTGTAAGCGTCTACAGCATTCACATACGCTTCTTTATTAGGAACAGAGGCAGCAGGTGTTGCTCCGGCAGATTCTTGTAATATCCTATACTCGTCTTCAAATCCTTTTATAAAGTTTTCTTTTGCCGCTTGAGTGGTAAAAGTCTCTCCAATATAATTATCAACATCAGCAAGAACTTCTTTAGCATTTACTGTAGCATCAGGAAACGAATCGTAAGCTTCTTTCTGCATCTTAACTGCATTTGCTCTTGCAACACCAAGACCGTCTTTTAAAACTATACCAGCATCTTCTGTTGACAGTGGAGTGCCAGCAACATCTGCTGCGTGTCTTGCTTCTTGTATAGCTTCATTAACAGAGCCTTGAATACGGTTCTCAATATCATCAAGCCTTGTTTTTAAGTGAAGTTCAGTAACTGACTCAAGACCTTGATCAGCAATATCGTTAAGCATACCGCCAAGCATTGCTCTACCAGTATCATCTAGCTTGCTTAGGTCTGTGTTTATTTGTCTGCGACCATTCTCTAACGCAATAATTCCTGGATCTTTAGTAGCCATACCTAAACTCATGTTTAATGGCTTACCGTTCGCAGCTTTAATAGCTTCGTCTAAGTTTTGAAGAGCTAATGCCTTATCATCCGCAAAAGAGAGTGTTAAATCTACAGAGGTTAATGCTTGACCTTCCTGAGAAGTTAGCATTTCAACAGTCTCTTTTACATTCCCAGTCTTTTGCTTAATAGCCTGCTTAAGAGCACCGACACTAGGGAATAAAATTGTACCAGCAGCTTCCCACATTGGGTCATTACCACTAGCAGCACTTGCCAATCCGCCCCCAAGAGCTGATATGCCAGAATACTTTAACTCTAGCTGTGATATACCTGTTGATATATCAGTAAAAGGAATTTTTAATTCAGGAGAGTTAGCGAGAATAGCTGTCGTACTAGATGGGTTTGATGGAAGTGCAGACTGAGCTATTGGAACACCACCAGAAGTAGTCCTAGTTTGTGGAACCATGCTTCTAAAGTCATTAAAGTTTCTTGGCAGAATACCTCCACCATCACCAATCTTTTCCAGGTATGGATTTACTGATGAAGTTTTTGGTCCATTAAGCATTGCATTTCGGCCGCGAGATAAGCTTCCTACTGCACCAACTTTACCTAGTGCGCCAGACAATCCTCCGCCAGACATTATTTCAATTCCAAGACCTAAAGGTCTAATGCTAGTTTGCTGAGGATCTGTTAATTCTGTTTCAGGGATTCTAAAGTCTTGACCCTGTAAGATTGACTCATCCGCTAATCCCAGGTCAATTAAAGCTTGCTTTCCTAATGCTTTTAAACGGTTAGCGCTAAGCTGTGTAGAGGCATTACCAATACCGCTTACTTCTGAAATAATATCGCTAGGGTAGTCAATGGATGTTGGCTGAAATGCAGAGTCAGGCGTAACCTTATCTAAGATCCATCCACTTGCATTCCACACCATAGGAGGTATATCTAAAAGAGTTGTTGCACCCCTGGCTGCTGACTGAGCTGCACTTAGCATAAAGTCATCAACGCCACCAGGAAGTTTAGCTACCTCATCAACTAAAGGCTCAGTTATACCGTCTCCCAATGATGGAGTGAATCCAAAAGCATCGCCCACTACACTTGAGTAAGATTGCTGATCTGCTGTAGGTAGATTTTCAAATTGTCCTGCAAAGCTTTCCGCCGCTGCTTGAGGAGCAGCTTCCCCAGTAATCATTCTCTCTACTGCTAATAATTCTTCTTCAGTTGCATTTACTGGCGTGTTGTTATCGGCCATTCTTAGTATTCCTCAATTTGAAACATATTTATTGCGTCATCATAACCGAATTCAACAGGCATTCCTTTTTGCTCTCTTAACGCATCATTTACAGATAACGCTAAAGATTCAATAGCTTCCTTTGGAATAACTCTGTTAAGCTTTGCAGAATAAAAGAAACCTTGGCCGATTAAACTAGAATCAGGCTTAGGGAAGCTGTTAATAGCTTTCTTCATAGATGCGCTAGTTGCATTAGAGTTTAAAGGAAGTGCAGCTCTTTGCATAAACGGAAGCATAACACTAGTAGCAAACCCCATTCTTGCTTGAGGGCCAGTCATACCTGGCAATCCTCTTGATTGAAGTTTAACGTTTTCTGCATTCCAACCTCTCTCAATAGCATCTGCCGCAGCAGGTATTTTTTGAGAAACCATAACGTCAATAGTTTCAGACTGATCTAACCTTCTATCTGTTTGAAATATCTGCTGAATAATAGGCCAATCTCTATCAGACATTGGCTTCATAAAATCTGATTTTCTTATAGCTATTAAATTATCTAACTTTGATAGCTGTGAATTTAACATCCTTTGCTCATTCGGTGCAAAGCCTGATAGAAACTCTGATTTATAAGCTAGACCTTCAAAACTACCCTGTATGTCTTCAAAACCAGGACTAAGTATTATGTCTGTAATAGATGTTAGCGCTGTAGCATCATCTTGAGCATTCTCCATAAAATCAATAGGTGCAAGAGCTGATGGTTTAGCTGTACCAAGATTTCCAGGCTGACCTTTAACGGGGCCGCCTTGCGTAATTACAGTTTCTCCTTCTGCGTTAGTTGTAATTTGGAAGCCCGCTGTAGCTGATGGTCTTTGTCCCATTCTGGAAACTTGATCATCACTTAAAGGTATTCTATTAGCAGTTACAAAGTTACCATTTGTATCCGTGTAAACTTCTTCATTAACGCCGCTAGGACCAAACACAACTTTGGTTGTTGGCTTTATTGTGTTTTGAGCTTGATTAAAAGTAGTTTGACCCTGGTTAAATGTAGCCACCTGCCTATCTTGCAGTGCGTTCTGCCTTACTAAATCTGCTTCTGCTTTAGTTGCCGCTGTTGCAGCCGCTGCTGTAGACGTATCAAGATCCATTAGAGTCTTAGTAAACCCTACTTCTCTTGTTAAACCTTTCTCTTCTAAACCGAGTTTTGCTTGCTCTGCTTGAGCTAATCGTGAAGCTACATCAAGTTCTCCTTGACGAGCTTGTTGCATACCTTGTACGCCAGCACCTAAAGCGTGACCAATACGCTGAGATAGATCCTGAGTGCCACCGCTAGAAAGTAAAGATAGTCCTGCGTTAATAGCAAACTGTCTTTGACCTGCGCCTGGATTCTTAAACGCATCCATGAAGCCTTGACCTTCGTTCAGAAAGCGCTGTCTTGGGCGTTGCGTAATAGCCTCTGCTGACTTTTGATAAGCTTCTTGTTGAGCTATAGCATTCTGTCTAAGCTGATCTTGCTGGGCAAGTAACGCATCCCTAGACCCTGGAGCTGGCTGCTCTGGCACTACAGGAGCTGCAAAGCGATTAACTGGGGCTACAGGAGCTGCTTGCGATGCTTCAAATGCAAGTCGCTCTGCTCTAACTGGATCTACAGCTTGAACTGGCATACCAGAAGGAGACTGACCGGACTCAGCCATAGCTTGATTAAGTAAAGCTTGAAATTCTAATTCTTCTTGCGTAGCCATATTATACTAATCCCGCCCCTGCAAACTGTTGGTTTAACATACGAAGCCTATCTTCGTCATCCATCATAAGCCTTTCTTCTTCAAACAAGCCTCTAGGTACAAAGGAAGGCCCGTTACCGCCAGTCATTGCTAACTTTTCTTCTACAGAAGGTGGTGCTGGCATACCTCCGCCTTGCTGGATAGGAGCAGCATATATTGGTGCTTGTTGTGGCTGTTGTTCACCGCCAAGCATGGATTGTGCAAACTGTGCAGTCTCTAAGGGCTTCTCTTTTGCTACCGCTTTAAACTTATCCAGACCTGTGAGTGGTGCTGAAACTGTAGAAGGAGCAGCGCTCAGGGCTGTAGACAATCCCGCAGAAGGAGCTACCAAGCTTGTCGTTGCTGCCGGAGCCGCTACACCTAAAGCTTGAGTTGGCACTGCTAATCCGCTTGCTGAGTTAATAGCTGCTGTTTTAGCCGCTTCTGCCGATGCTGCGCCACTTAGTCCGCTAGAGGCTGAGCTTAAAGCAGATGTTGCTGCTGAGCCGCCAAGCCCAGGAGCTGCCGGAGCCGCTGCTGCACCTAAGCCACCAGTAAGTGCGCCTAAAGTACCGCCAAGCAATGCGCCACGAAGACGATCCTCTGGATTAGTGATTGCGCCAACACCTGCGCCTATAAGCATTGGTATTAAAAATGGTAAGGCCATGATTTATCCTTTAAGACTTCGCTTTAAATATTGTTGGGTTATTTTGTTGACCTGCTGCAAGCTGATTCATACCTTGACTAGATATATTCGCAAGCATACTACCACCTTGACCACCTTGAGCGTTTAATCCTGGCTGTGCGCCAAAACCAAAGGCATTAAATTGTGGCCCCATTTGTCTTTGTCCCATTTGTAGCTGCTGGAGAATTAGTGGGTTAGCTCCCATTTGGGCTTGGAACCTATCGTAGCCTGCTTGTTGACCTTGGCCTTCATCAATTCTCCTAGCTATACCTTGGAAAAGACCTCGAAATCCACCGCCTTGCTGCATTGGTTGAGGGGTGTTTTGAATATCATCTCTTGCAGCCTGTATTGCTTGGAACTTATCAAAGCCACTCATTCCTGACTGAGTCTGACCTGGCGCAGGATTTTGGCTGCGATTAGCCATCATTTCGTTAAATCTGTTTTTCCCTGAGTCCATGCGACTAGTAGTCTTTTCCCATTCTTCAAAGGCTTTTTTATTAGCTAGTACTTTTACATAACCTCTAGCCAGACTAGTACTATTACTGCCTGTGGAAGCATCAGAAAACATTGTGCTGCCAGTTTCAGCCTCATACCGCTTTTGCATATCAGTCAATGGTGTATTATTTGACCTGTTAGTCAGCCCCATCATTATTTTTTATCTCCACCAAATAGACCGTAAGCTGCTATTCCAGCACCCGCTGCTGTAGCTGCACTGTTGCCACCACCACCGCCACCAGAAGTATTGCTAATCTGACCAAGGTTAATACCGCTAATACGGCTACCCAATCGGTCAAGTGCAGTCTCAGGAGCTTCCTGCTCGAATCTAAAGCGCTCTCTATCAGCGTTAATAAGGGCTTGATCGTAAGCGCCTTGCTGAGATCCAACAGCCGAGACAGTCCTAGCAGGCGCTAAAAGGCCGCTCTGGACGTTGCCAAGGTTCTGAATGGCATTCTGTTGATTACGCAAGATAGCTTGTGTAGCAGCTCCTGACGTAGCCTCAGCAGCACTCTGCTCTTGAATGCGCTGTCGATCACCACCAAATGCGCCTTGTTGGATAGCTTGACTACCAATTCCAGGAAGGATCTGGCTTTGCAAGTTAGCAACTAGCGGATTGATGATTGACTGGCTTTGCGCTGATGTAGGATCAAACGCTGCACTCAAGTTCTGAGCAGCTTGCATTCCAAGACCACCCTGAATACCGGCAGCATCAAGACCTAGCTGTTGACCAGCCAAAGTGTTAAATCCTTGATCCGCTACTGTCTGACCTGGATAGAATTGCTGTGGGCCAGCATCAAATGCAGCTTGAGACATTCCAAATAATTCAGTTAAAGCCTTTTCCTGTGCTGGAAATGGTTTAGTCGTTGTAGTTGTATCTGATGGTGTGCTGCCGCCGCTGCCGCCCATATTAAACCTCGTAATCTTTTGTCATTAATGTATGTTTCAATTTAAAATCAGGGAAAAGCTTCTTCCATCCTGGTCTTGCAGCAAACGCTGTTGCTTCCGCGCCTTGCTCTTTAGCCCACTCTTCTATCTGGCTCATCATAGATCTAAAATCATCTACGCTGTCGTTATCTTTCGTAGCTACAAAAAGCACTTCTAGTACGCTTTTATTGGGGTAATGCACTAGCCTTGTCGTTCCAGCTAAAAGTATTTCTTTGTCAAACATAACCCAAAGGTCTTGATGCCCTTTTTTTACTGCTTGGTAAAGATCATCTATGTCGTAGTAACCTTCAGAGCGATCTATAGCTCTTTGAAGTATTGGAGCGCAAGCATCCCAAACTTTATCTACCTGATCGACCTCTAACTTTACTAAATTCTTTTGCATCTCTCTCTTTACCCCTATCCTACTTTATGCCAAGCCCCATTTAAGCCAAACCTAAACAATCCTTCGCTACCACTTCCAAACGTATTATCGGTGTTTGTCCCGTTGCTGTAAACTACATCACCAATGGTAGGAGATACTGGAGCAGCAGACAAGGGGATAAAGTAATTAACAGTTTTCATGTCGTCAATACGCTGAGTTAATGCGTCTAGCTGCTCTTCAAGAACTGCACGATTATAATCTACTGGAAGGTTAGCCACTATCGCTCACCCTCAAATCTACCCTGTATAACTAAATCGGTTAGTGTCCAATCGTCAGTAGCGCCTGTGCTTTCAACCTTAATATGAATGTATCGACCAGCAGCTCTAATTGGAAAGCTTTTAAACGAGTCGTCAATCAAGAAAGAATCTTTAGCTAAATAAGTAGGCTCTGCATCTATAGTGTTAGACCAGCCAACAGACATTCTTGGCGTTCCGTTACCTTCTTTACCTACACGAATAGCTGTGACTTCTTTAACGCGATCAGCGTCATTAAGATCATGAGCTTTTGTGATCGCTGACACTGTTTGGGTTACTTGAGTATCAGGGTTCGTATTGTTAGGCGTGTTACCTTCAAAGTATATGTTGCCATTTGAGTCAGCAGACAAAGCTTCATGGAATACACCTCTATCAAGATATGCAGAGATTATTGAAGTTCTAATACCCCACTGATTAGTCTTGTAGTTGTAATATATTTCTTCTGTAATGCTTGCTTCGCCTTTAGGTATACCCCAAACAACTTCGTTCTCTTTTGAATTCTCAAAGCCGTAAATCTGAGCAAGCTCGCTTTCCGCTACGTTATCTCTAAAGTATTGATTCATACCGCTTTCGCGGCCAATCATTCTTACAGACGTACCATCAGTAGCAAAGAATCCATCTCTGTTTACACCGTAGTTCATCCGACCTAAAGATACTACTGAGTTAGGTGATACAGCTCCGATGCTACCCTCTAACGCAACCTTATAGCCAAAGAGGTTTGGAAGGCCAACATAGTTGACGATAAACATTTGAGTTTCAGTGTATACCGCAAGACCGTTACCTAGCTGAGTAACGCAACGAATGGGAGTATCTGCTTCACGAATTAAAAGACTACCAGCAGTGTTTGTTGCTGATGCTGTCCAAATGTCTAAGTCGTCTGCGCTACACCACGCAAAGCTTGTACTGTAGTCTATATCGCCCTTGCTGTAGTTAAACGCAAGCATGTGTGGTCCTTGACGATGGAAGCACTCAAGAGAGTCAAAATAAATGTCAGGAACGGTTAAAGTTGCCGTTGCTGCGACTCCTAACGTGCTAAATGTAACAATATCTCCATTTGCGTAGCCAGAACCAAAGTTTGTGATTTCAAAATCAACAAGTTTAGTGGAATTAACTTTTGTTACTGTAGCTGTTAATCCTAACCCGCCAGTAGGTGCAACCGATGCCACTGTAAGTAATTGACCAACAGTATATGATGATCCTGGGTTGTCGGCTGTAGTAACTGTTGCGCCACTAACATCGGTGTTGTAAAAGTCATTGAAATTTACATTGTTCTTTTTAATTACTGGCTTGCTAGATCCTTTTGCGCCAACTACAAACGAACCAAAGGCTTCAAAGTCCCATTGGTCAGACTCATTAACAGACTCATCCCAAGTTGTTCCTGATGAGTCCCAGCTTGTTTCGTCTAGATCCACTGTTGCACCAACAGTGCTGTAAATTTCATCTCCTACAGGAATGTTTTGAACAGTAACTAGACTGTATAGTCCGTAAGTCGGATCGCCTGTCGGGTATACAGCTACATGATCACCATTAGGATTAAATGTTGTATAACCTAAACCAGCAAGCGTAAACGTAATCCCTGGAATTAAGCCGTGAGGAGTGTCTGTTGTTATAGTTAAAGTGCCTTGCGACCTAACAGCGGCAACTATATTAATCTTTCCTCCAGAATCCCAAACCGTTCCAGCCGAGGTTCTTAAAAGATTATAGCCAGTACCAACAGTTTTAAATCCCCGCTGACTTTGGTTTGCTGTATCTTTTTGCAAAAACGAATATATGTTTTTTAAGTCGCCAGCATAAGCAACTTTAGTGTCGTATTCTCTTGTTGCTATAAGACCTCTAAATGGGGTTGTTGATCCAATTTCATTGCCTGCCTCTATCGGGCCGTAAGCTCCCTGCTCCAGTATAAGCCCATACTGCGGAATTTCTAAAGATGAGCCATACTGTCCTTCAGTAGCCACGTCTTCCGTATTATCTACTTTATAGCTGTGTATAAACTCTCTGCCAGCCTTTCTGCGCATACCAAATTCAGTATACTGCACACC